AGGTCATGAACGAACTGGACAAGGAGAAAAATGTTTAAGCATAATTCGATCTACATGAAAAAATACATCTGGCCGGAGGACAAGCTTCTCTCCCCTTCACGCATTCTTGATCGAACAAGTGACAAGTCCTTTCTGGAGAAATGGAGAAAGAAAATTGGAGATAAAGAAGCAGATAGAATTGTCCAACACTCCATTGCTGTTGGTAAAAGCATGCACAAGTATCTGGAGGGAAAAATAAAAAATGAAAAAGGGGACATACTGTACAACTTCAATCCCAACAAGAAACTGGCAACAAAACTCGCCAAGCTTATTATTAAAAAAGGACTAAAAGATCAACTGCAGGAAGTGTGGGGCGTCGAAGCGCATTTACATTTTGGTAATTACTATCGGGGCATAGCGGACTTGATTGGCATCTACGAGGACGAGCCGTGCGTCATTGATTTTAAGCAAAAGAGAAAATATCAAATGGAACATTATGATTCCACTCAAAATTATTTCACGCAAATGGCCGCCTACGGCATGGCGCATAACCGCATGTGCAAGACAAAGATAAGGAAAGGCGTTGTGCTGATAGCAACGCATGACTACAAGTTTCAAACATTTACAATACAGGGCGATGCATGGCGAAAGCACTGCCGTGATTTTTTAAAGCGGCTCAGAACCTGCATGAAGGAGGATTAATGACACAGATACCACTATTTCAAACACCAAGCGAATGGCTCCCACCAGAGCGCATTCCCGAACTACGAGAGGCAAAGGAAATTGCCATTGATCTGGAGACATGTGATCCGGGCCTAAAGACAATGGGACCGGGATGGGCAACCGGCAACGGATACATTGCCGGAGTCGCGATCGCCATTGAGGGCTGGAAGGGATACTTTCCCCTTCGCCACGAGGGTGGCGGAAATTTTGACGAGAAATTCTTCAAGGCGGCGCTCAAGAAAATTCTGGAACTCCCGTGCGACAAGATATTTCACAACGCAAGTTATGATGTGGGATGGTTGCGCTGGTGGGGGCTGAACGTCAAGGGACGCATCATTGACACAATGATAGCCGCTCCGTTGATTGATGAAAACAGACGTAGATATTCATTGAATGAGCTGGGAAAGGATTATCTCAAGGAAACAAAGTCCGAGGCGCTTCTATACGAGGCGGCGAAGGAATGGGGCGTAAACGCGAAGGCGGAAATGTGGAAA